ATTTCAGAACGCACCAGCAGATGAATTAGAAAAATTAGTAATGGAATACTTTGAAGATTACCCTCAGTATCATATTGAGGCATTACATTGTAATCCTGCAGGTGATTGGAACATTGGTGGGTTTACTGCCGATGCTGGGTTAACTGGTAGAAAGTTAGCAGTTGATAATTATGGCCCAAGAGTTCCACTTGGTGGTGGAGCATTTAGTGGTAAAGATTGTACTAAGGTTGATAGAAGTGCAGCTTACATGGCAAGAAGAATCGCAGTAGATATCTTAGAAGAAAGACCAGAAGTACAAGAAGTATTTGTACAACTTGCTTATGCAATTGGATATGACCAACCACTTCAAGCAAGTGCACTCGTTGATGGTGAACATGAATTTATCAAAGGATATGATTTATCACCTAAAGGAATTATTGATTTCTTAGATTTAAGAAAACCAATATTTAGTAATACAGCACAATTTGGACACATGGGTGCAAATTTTTCTTGGAAATAATTTGGAATTGTAAAATTATTTTCGTATCTTTATAAAAGATTAGATTAAAATGAAAAAGAAATATAAAGTTATATTAGTTAGTGGTGGGTTTGACCCGGTACACAAAGGACATATAGAATGTATTCAAAACGCTAAAAAATTAGCAGATAAAGTTTGGATAGGACTTAACAACGATGATTGGTTAAGAAGAAAAAAAGGTAAACCATTTATGAACGAAGATGAAAGAAAGTTCGTAATGGAAAGTTTAAGAGATGTAGATTGGGCATATGTAATGTACCCAAAAATTCATAACGATGATACCGCAGTAGATTTTATAGATGCTGCAAGAAAACATTATATGCAAGAAAACGGCACTTGGGAAAGTGGAGTAGTTGCTTTTGGTAATGGTGGGGATAGAAAACCAGGTGGAGTTCCATCAACAGAAGAAGATGTGTGTAACACTTATGGTATTGATATGATTTGGGGGTTGGGTGAAAAAGTTCAATCATCATCTTGGTTATTAGAGAAATTTTCAAATAAGGAGTTAAAATGAATTTAGAACAATTAGTTAAACAGTATCCTAACGATATGGAGTTAGGTTCCAAAGTAAGAGAAATGTATTGGAATAATGAAAAGGCATTAGAACAATATAAAGATTTAAAAATATATGAATCACCAGATGGAGGTAAGACAGTTTATGAAAGACCTTTTGGTGGAGATTATACAACAAAGAAATTAGTTAAAGAATGAAATTAATACAAGACCCAAGTAAACTTAAAACAAAGATAGAACCAACACCATTCACTCAAGAAGAGATTGATGAAATATCAGTAACACTTCTTCAAGAGTTAAAGAAACATGGTGGTATAGGGTTATCGGCAAATCAAATAGGAATAAATAAAAGAGCCTGTGTAATCAATGTAAAAGAACCATTGGTACTAATCAACCCAAGAGTTGCAGAAGTATCAGAGGAATCAGTTGTTTATGTAGAACAATGTTTATCTATGCCTAAGACAATGCGTAAACCAGTTCAAACAGTAAGATTTAAAACATTAACAGTAGAGTGTGATAATTTAGGAACAGTTTTATTTTCACCCGATTCAAAAGAAGAATGGAAAACATCTGAAGAATTCTATAACGATGAAGGTATGTTAGAATGTGTTGTAGCACAACACGAGATTGACCACCTTGAAGGTAGATTAATAACAGATAGAAGATATACACAAACAATTACACGAGGAAAAAAATATGGTAGAAATGAAAGAGTAATGGTAAAACTTGCTGATGGTTCAACTGAATTTATGAAATATAAGAAGGCAGAACCATTACTTTCTCAAGGTGCCGAAATCTTATAAAGAAACGAAAACATGGGAAAACTTATATTTACATATACAGATAAAGATTTTATCGAACACAATAGAGAGATAAACAAAATTGAACTTGATGTACCTGATGATATGGATATCAATGAATTCAAAGTTGTTTGTGTTAGGTTAGCATCGGCTCTTGGTTATCATGAAAATTCTATAAATAAATCATTTGGTGATTTGGTTTTTGGTAACGAAGATAAAAACGAATTAAAGGAACTATTTGATGAACTTAACATCAAAAATAATGATAAAGAAATTGCAAAGTAAATTACTTACTCAGAGTTTAGTAACTCAGAGTTTAATGGATTTACTTATAGAAAAAGAAGTTTTTACTAAGGAAGAAATCTTAGATAAAATAGATTTCAATATGGAGTTATGGGAAAATTTAGTAAAGGAAAATAAAAAACTTCTTAAAATGACAAATGAGGTGTTAGAAAGAATACCAGAAGATGATGTGGAAGATGAGGAGTTTAGTGGTTTATACTATGGACCAGTTGGAGAAGCTTAAAAAAGTTCTCTAAAAATTTGGATATATCGAAAATTTTTCGTATATTTACATAGTAAATCAAAAGGAGTAATCCCTATGAGAAAACAAATATTAACGGTAATCATCTCGATGTTTACCACTTTAGGATTAGTTGGTTTTACAACTAACTACATAATACCAAAAGTTCAACCAGTATCAGAGGTATTAGATATCAAACCAGTTGAACTGATTGAAATTGAAATAGAACCTATTGAAATAGAAATAAATCAACACGATATGTTTTTAGATGCAATAGGACACCGAGAATCATCAAATAGATACGATGTAGTGAATGGATGGGGATATATGGGAAAGTATCAGTTTGGTAAACGAACTCTTAAATCACTCGGATATGATGTATCAAAAAAAGAGTTCCTTAATTCACCTTACTTACAAGAACAGGCAATGTTAGACTTACTTAATCACAATAAAAAAATACTTCAAAAGTATATTGACTATTGGGATGGTAAAACTATCAAAGGTAAAACAATTACCGAAAGTGGAATACTTGCAGCGGCTCATTTAGCAGGACCTGGTAATGTTAAAAGATTCTTAAAAAAAGGTGAGGACTTTAAAGATGGTAATGGAACAAAACTTACCTCGTATCTTATAAATTTTAGTGGATACAAATTAAACTTAGATTAATATGTGGGAAATTTTTACAACCTATAATATCATTATAGGAGTTTCAGTAATACTGAATATTGTCTTATTAGTTGGTGTTAGAAACCTTTTAAGACAGAACGAACAACTTGAAGATAGATTAGTTGATATCGTTAACACTACAAGAGAAAAAGTAGTAACTGCTCTCAGTAACATGAGAAGATTAGATAACAGAGAAGTTTTTGAAAAAGATGATGAAGTGGGAGTTACATTTAGTGAGATGAAAAAAATAGTAGAGGACCTCGATAACGAATTATAATATGCCAAGAAAAAGAAGAAAAAAATCTAAAATTTATTTCGGTACTCCAGCTCAAGAAGCAATTATCGAGTATAACAAATCCAAAGACCCAGCTGAGAGGTCTAAAATTTATGAAGAAAGAATTAAGTTTCCTTTTGAAAAACTAGCAGAAAATGTTTTAAATACATTTAAGTTTACATATTTTGATGTACCTAAAAAAGATATTCAGATGGAAGTAGTATCTGTTATGGTAGAAAAAATGCATATGTTTAGAGAAGGTAAGGGTAGAGCCTTTTCTTACTTTACTATTATTGCAAAGAACCACTTGATTCTAAAGAATAATGGTAACTACAAAAGGTGGAAACAAAATTCTCTTTTATCACAAATGCCAGAAACTTGGAATCCTGAAAATGACCATTATGAAGAACAAGAAAATAATGAGTTTAAAGAATTCAAAAGAATGATGTTAGAATATTGGGATGAAAATTTAAACTTTGTATTCAATAAAAAAAGAGATTTACAAATAGCAGATGCGGTATTAGAACTATTTAGAAGAAGTGAACATATCGAAAACTTTAATAAAAAACATTTATATCTTCTTATAAGAGAAATGACAGATTGTAAAACTCATTATATTACCAAAGTTGTAAATGTAATGAAACAACATCAGAAAAGAATGTTAAATGATTATTTAGAATTTGGAGAAGTTAAAAAATCAAAACAAAATTCTTTTTATAATAATGATTCAAGATTTATAGATACTGATTATTTATAGTTATGAAAAATCAATATGTTTTAGGAATAAGTTGTGGATTTCATGATAGTGCTGCTTGTTTAGTTAAAGATGGTAAGGTAATATCTGCCTGTGAAGAAGAAAGATTTACAGGTATTAAACATGACTTTTCATTTCCTCACAATACAATTAATTGGATATTAGAAACTAATTCAATTACAAAAGAAGATATTGATATAATTTGTTTTTATGAAAGTCCTGAACAAAAATTAAATAGGATAGAAGAAAGTACTTCTAAAAAACCTAAAAGATGGTATGAATTTTTTTCGAAGAAAAATAACAATTTAATACTCAATAGAAATAAAGAATCTTATAAATCTTTATTAAAAGATATAGAAAATATTAAAGGAAAGAAAACAAAAGTATCTTTTACAGACCACCACTCCTCTCACTTAGCATATTCATATTACACTTCACCATTTGATTCATCTGCGATTCTTTCGGTAGATGGAGTTGGAGAATGGAAAACAACTTCGCTTGGAATTGGTAAAGATAATAAAATAAAAGAATTACAAAGTGTAAACTTTCCTCATTCATTAGGAATGTTTTATTCTACTATGACGGCCTTTCTTGGATTTAAACCAAATGAAGGTGAGTACAAAGTAATGGGATTAGCCCCTTATGGTAATCCAACTAAGTTTAATTTAAAGTTTGAAGATATAATACAAGAATCAGAAAAAGGAGAATATAAATTAAACATGAAATATTTTACATATGAATATTCTGATACTCATATGTTTAATGAAAAATTAGGAGAACAATTAGGTATCACAAATAGATTACCTGAGGAACCACTTACTCAAGATTATAAAGATTTAGCGGCATCTGTACAATTTCAATACGAAAAATATTTCTTTAAATTATTAGATAGATTATACAAAATTACAGAATCACCAAACTTATGTTTAAGTGGGGGTTGTGCATATAATGGAACGGCAAATGGAAAGATAAAAGAAAAAACAAAATTCCAAAATGTTTGGATACCACCTGCACCATCTGATGCTGGTTCTTGTATTGGAGCTGCACTTAATGAAGTATATAAAAACAAAAATGTAAAAAGGGTTGTTAACACAAATCCATTTTTAGGACCTTTTTATACAAAAGAAGATATTTTAAAATCACTTAATGATTATTCTAAAGATGTTTATTATGAATGGAAACCAAGAGAAACTATGATTCCATTTATTGCAGAACAAATTACAGAAAATAATATTATTGGTTTATTTCAAGATAGAATTGAATTTGGAGCAAGAGCATTGGGTAATCGTTCTATTTTAGCAAATCCATGTGACCCTCAAATGAAATCTCGTTTAAATAGAGTTATAAAAAAGAGAGAAGGATTTAGACCTTTTGCACCAATCTGTACTTTTGATTCTTTAACAACTTACTTTAATTATGATTCCGAAATTCCTTATATGAATCAAGTTGTTAAAGTAAAAGAAAGATTTAAAGATAAACTTCCTTCTATAACTCATGTAGATGGTTCAGCAAGAGTACAAACAGTAACCCACAATTCTAATAGATATATTTCTTTATTATTAGGAGAATTACAAAAAGTAAATAAATTTCCTATCGTAATCAATACTTCATTTAATCTTAAAGACCAAACAATGGTTTTAACACCAGAAGATGCAATTAAAACATTTCTAAATTGTGAAATGGATATTTTGATTCTTGGTTCTTATGTTGTAAAAAAGAAAATTCTTTAACTTCCCCATAATATTTTGGTAACAATTTCTTAACATTGGTATATTTATACTAAAGGAGGAAATATTATGTATATACCAACACTCAAATCCTCTACTAAACAGAAAACGCTATACCGAGTTTTAGGGGGATTACTTATTTCAATAATATTTTTAACCTTAAATTTAATATAAGGTAACATATTATGAACAAACAACTATTTTATGTAAGGGTTGTTCAATTAATATTCATCTTGTTTTTATCATTTACCATTCCTGTCTTTGGACAAACCAAAGTATTAGAACAAGTGGATACCAACCTTTACGAATATAGAGCCTTCAACGAAGATGGTTCTATACAGCAAAAAGGAATGTACATCAAATCAGAAGATGGGGAATATTTACCTCATTCTTATTGGAGTGATGATGTAGGAACAAAAGGACTGTATAACAAAGGAAAGTTAGTTTGGATTAAACCTAAAGGACAACCTCGTTATACTTATGAACAGATAGAGTTTGAAAAAATGAAAGCTCGTATCGAGTTCTTAGAAAATAAACTGGCAAGTTATATGCCCTAATCGTAATTCAAAGTGATTAGTACAGTTTCAACCCCACATTTAGTGGGGTTTTTTTATTGATACCCAATAGAGTTCACCAGTTGGGTGTGAAAATCAAAACTTAACTTTTTATTTCATATATACAATAGTTATTTGTGGACAAGTCCGATGTTTTGGAATATGAAAAAGTTATTATTCTTAATTAAAACAAAGGAGAAACAATATGGATTTTTTAAAGAAAATCGGCACATGGGCTGATGAACTAACAAAAATCGGTATTAGTATCGTTGCCTTGGGAGTTGTACTTGAAGTATTATTCAAAGGTGCAAACATTCCATTTTGGCCAGAAGTATCAGTAGTTGATAACATCATGGGCATTTTAGGAAGTTTGAGTGCTGAAGGTCTATTAGGACTGGTTGGTGCTTTCGTACTTTACCACATTATTAAGAAGTAAGATTTACTTAATAATTTTCAAAACGCGTTAAGAACTAAACCCCACATTTTTTGTGGGGTTTTTTATATTTATATATAAAGGTTATATTATATGCAACATCCACTTACTTGGTTATTCGAAAGACCATATCCTACCGAACCAAAGTATGTTAAAAGATTAAAAGAAGAACTTCAAATTATCAAGGCTAAAAACTTTGAAGAAACTTACAGACAAGTTCACACAATCATACAGATTATAAAAAGAAACAATTCACTTTGGTTACTTCGTGGTAGTGGTGCATCATCTCTTGTTGCTTACCTTATGGGTATTCATGATATAGACCCAATCAAAGAAAACATACCATTAGAAAGATTTTTAAATTGGACACGAGAGGACCAACCTGATTTTGATATCGATGTTCCATATGATATCAGAGATTCTATTTTAGAACAAGTGGGTGAAGAATATCCAAATATGGTAAGTAGGATTTCAAACAGAGTTATGTATTCAGAAAAAACCGCACTACGAGAAGCAATCAGACAATGTGGTTATAGAAAGTTTGTACCCAAATATTTTAAGGTAGAAAAAATATTCAAAGATAAAGAAACCCAAAAGAAGTGTTATGAGATTGCAGAACAACTTATGGGTAAACAAAGAAACTGGTCTAAACATTGTGGTGGTATTGTAATATGGAAAGATGGAATACCAGAGAATCTAATTTTAAAAGATAATCAGATTGCAGTTGATAAGTACGATGTAGAAGATAACAATTGGATTAAGATTGATTTACTTTGTAATCGAGGTTTAGCACAACTAAGAGAATTAGATGGAGAAACAAAACTATGTGATTATCCAATTGATGATGAACTTACATCAGAACTTTTATGTAAAGGTGATGTATTAGGATTAACACAATCAGAAAGTAGAACGATGAGAAAAACCATTCTTGCTCTACAACCCAAAACAATGTATGATGTTGCACTTGCTCTTGCTCTAATTAGACCAGCAGCAGCTGATGGTGGTAGAAAGGCAAGTTACTTCAGAGAAGGTAAAGCAAAGTTTATATACGATGAAGATGCACTAACCTTTATATCATCAACACTTGATTGTTCTCTTTCACAAGCAGATAGATACAGAAGAGGATTTAAAAATTGTAATAAAAAAATTATGGATGAGTTTAAATCTAAAATCAAAGATGAATCTATTTGGAAAGAACTAACTCATCTTCGTAAATATTCTTTTGCAAAAGGACACTCACTTGCCTATGGACAGATGGTGTGGGCTCTTGCATATCACAAAGCTCGTAGACCAAGAGAGTTTTGGGAATCAACTTTGAAACACAATCAATCATCTTATAAGAAGTGGGTTCATCGTAGAGAGGCATTAGATGCGGGAGTGTGGATTAGAAACAAAGAAAGAGGAAACTCATATGACCAATTTACTAAAACAGGTTGGTGGGATTCATATTCATTTCTACCAAAGATGGGAGCAGAAAAAGAAGGTAACCAAGTTTGGTTTAATGGAATCGTTGGTAACTTTAGAAAACTTCGTAGAGGGAAATGGAGTTGTGTTCTAATGACAGTTGGTGTTGATAATGGTAAATACCTTGATTTGATTATAAATCAAAAGTTTCCTTTTGGATATTATACTTGTATTGAAGGATGGGGATTTGAAAAAACCGAACATAATTCTACACATATAGAAGTTCAAGATTTCAGATGTTACAACCTACATGGTAGTACAGAACACAAGATGGAAAAATTCTTTAAATAATATTTATAGATAGACCGTGTGGACTGGTCTTGATAATACAGTCGCGGGTGGAGTGAACGCATCCGAAACAATCGTTGCATATGTTGAACCTTAAAGAAAGGATTTGATATGAGCAAAGATGAATTATTAATGGCACTTGAACCAAACCAAGGCCATCTTCAAGCTCTCCAAGAAGAGAAGAAGAAATAGAGACTGAACCTCTCTTCGGAGAGGTTTTTTGTTTTACCATATTTATATACAACATAATATGGTATAATCATGAGTACAAATTTTGAATTATTTCCTGGCAAGAACTTAAGTGGATTGTTTAAAGATATCTATGAGAATCAACAAAACAAGAAACAAAGGATATCAGAATTAATTGCTGAAATGAAAAAGGTGATTAGACATTCTGGTGATATGGCGGTGATTGGTCCAATCATAAAAGATTTAGTTGATACTTCAGTAAGAAACGATGAAGCATTATTAAAGATGGCCGCAATAGCACAAAGAATGATTGCCTCAAAGGATAAATCAGAAGGAGATACTGGTTTCCTTACTGATAAAGAAAAAGAACAACTATTACAACAATTAGAAGATACGGTTTACGAAGTAGAAAACGAAAAAACAAAAGTTGATGAATTAACTAATGAGGTTGAAGAATTAAAACACAAAGTTAATAGTAATGAGAAAACAATTTAGTAGAGACCTAAGACCTAAATCAATACTCACAGGTACAGTAGTTGATATAATACTTGATGAAAATCATCCAAGAGTAAGAATTTATGAAGATGATGACTCAGAAATTAAACCATTTTTTACAGATGGTAAATCAGGTGCTTTAAGTATAGGAGGTGCTATTATAAGAACTCTTGATGATAAACATACACCTGTTGAAAAATTACCTATCTATATGCCTAATAGTACAGGTGGTGATTATGATTTACCACTTATAGGAGAAGATGTAGTTCTAATTAATAAAGGTTCAAGAAAACTTTACGAAAGAATACCTGGTCCATTTTTAAATAAAGGTGTTGCCACACCTGATGGAGCAGAAACAACATACACCCAAGAAGAACCTTCAAATAAAACTGATAACTATTCAACCGTATCTCAGACAGGAACACCTGCTTCTGAAGAAAAAAATGATAAGGAATATGTTTTTGGAGATTACTTTTTACAAAATAAAATTAATAAATTAAAATTGTATGAAGGTGATAAAGTATTACAATCAAGATTTGGACAATCTATTAGATTTAGTGCATACAATAATGAAGAAAAAGAATTTTCTCCTACTATAATAATTCGTAATAGACAAAATGATACTACTGATTCTGAAAAATTAGAAGGAGATTTAATAGAAGAAAATATTGTTGAAGATGGTTCTATTATTGTTTTATCAAGTGAAAAGTATGAATTACCATTTATACCTGGTACGGAAAAAAATCAAATAAAACTTAAAGATACTTTATACTTTGAAAATCCTAATAAACTTGATGGAGACCAAATATTAATTAATAGTGGTAGAATTATCATATCATCAAAAGAATCAGAAATGATGTTTTTTTCAAAAGGAAATTATTCTTTTGTATCTGATGAAGGAACTTTAACAGTTGATAATATAACTGGTGGTGCTAAATTAGACTTTGGTAATGAAGTATTGTTAACAACTGATAGAAATTCTTCAAATGTTTGGGTAAACACAGGTGAAGGTCAAATACGATTAAATACAAATTCACAAGGAGAATCTCCATCAACTGGTCAAGTTGAACCACTTGTACGAGGAGAAACATTAAAAGGTTTATTAGAAGAACTTATAGATTTAATTAATGCACAAATCTTTTCAACACCTTCTGGCCCAACTAAAGTTGGACCAAACAATAATGGAGATTTTAAAGATTTAAAAGGAAGATTATCAGATTTTCTTTCTGATTATAACTACACAGAATAAAAATGTCATTTGCTATATTCAAACAAAATATGTTGAGTTATATGCAAAATCAAGGTGGTATAAATAGTTATCGTGATTTTGCTAAGAAGTTCGTTACTGAATATGATTTAGCAGTGCGTAGAGGATTTCAAACAATAAATAATATTCCACTTTCGGTAGATAATAAAGTATCAATGGAACAACTAGCTAATTTAGCATGTTCCACTTCGTTAACAAAAAAGGGACCTGACCAACATACATTTATAGATGATTTAGGAAAGGCAGTTATAGGATATTGGACAGGAGCTTCACTTATAACTGGTGTACCCCCAATTATACCAGCAATAGGTTCTTTTCTAAATATTACTTCTGTATATGCAACAGTAACTAAACCTGGTATATTTCCAGTTGTAGGACCCATTCCACCAACAAATGATACTAATGTTTTTTTAGATAGATTAATTGGGGCAATGCAACAACATGCAACAACAATCGAAGGATTATACATGACAATATCTTTGTATCCTGGTTTTCCATTAGTACCACCTGCACCTGGTATATTATTTTGGACAGGATGGACAATCCCACCAGCAAAACCAAGTGCACCATCTACGGATATTGATTCTGATAATTTACAATCACAAAATTTAATAAACGGTAATAACTTTATGAATGCTCTTATGAAAATTGGTAATGCAATTTTAGAAGGATTAAAAATGAATGATGCGGATAAAGAAGAGGCAAGAAAAGAAGCAGAAGAGGCAGATAAGGTAGCCAATGATACTACATTACCACAAAGTGGTAGAAGTTCTGCAAGTGAATACTCAAGTTTAAGAAATAGTGAAATTAGTAGTGGAGAACGAAATGCTGCTGTGGTAGAATTAAGTGATGAAGAATTAGCTGAAATAGAAAAATCTACACCTGAAGATGCAAAATGTGAACAAGGTACTAAAATTGTTGCGATTGCTAAAAGAGATATTGGTATTTTAGAAACAGGTACACCACCTGGTCTAAACTATGGTGGATTTCCTGGTGGTGTACAAGAAAGAAAACCAGGAAGAATTGATGAAATGTTTTCTAATGTAGGTTTAGATAATCAGGCAAAAGTAAGGTCAACAGGTAGTGGATATTATTGGTGTGCCGCTGCTGTTGCTACTTGGTGGCAAGAAGCAGGATTAGAAACACCAAGTGGAGGAGCAAGTTGTGATAATTGGATGAAGTGGGGTAAACAAAAAGGATATTGGAGTACAAAACCAAAAATAGGAGCAGCTATTTTATATGGAACATCTTACGATGCTAATCATATCGGTGTTGTTTCTGGTATATTAGCAGATGGTACTATTATTTCTATTGAAGGAAATACAAGTGGTGGAGGATTTAGTAGAAATGGAGTTGGTGCTTTTCAAAAAGCGGCAAATATGAAAAGAGTTGTAGGATTTGTAAACCCACCTGATTGTTCATAACCATAAAATCATAAACAATATATTTATATAAGACAAGGAAAATAAAATACAATGGATTCAAAACAATTAGTCAAAGTAATTAAAACAATAGTAGAAGCTGAAGTGGCTAAAAACCATGAGAAGTTTCTAACTAAAACTTTTCCTAAAATATTAGAGGAAGAAGTTAATAAAAGATTAAAAGAGGTGAAGGGGGGTATTGTGCCATCCTCTACTCAATTAGTAGAAGATGATGTAGTAGACCCTTTTGAACAAGCAGAACTTGCTTTACAAGAAGAAAGACAACAACCTAAAAGACAGTTTACAAAAAATTCTGTTTTAAATGAGGTTTTAAATAATACAAAACCATTTTCAAAAGAACAAAGAGCAGGTGGTACACAAACTAAATCTGTTTTAGATTCGTTTAAACAACCTGTAAATGAGAATATGGATAAGACAGTTACATTTAACCAACAAGGTGCTGGTGCAGGATTAGATGGAATGAGAGCTAATATGGCAGCACAAATGGGTTATGGTGATATGAAATCAAGTAGTGTTAGAAAAACAGGACTTGGTGTTCAAACAGGATTACCTGGTTTAGATAGGATTCTAAATAGAGATAATTCTGAACTTGTAAAAAAGTTTAAAAGATAGGAGAGTTTGAATGGCTTACATTCTTGATAGAAAAGTAGTAAAGGATACTAAAGAATTTAATGATTATGCCTATGGTATAACATTACCACTTCAGCGTGGTGAAACAGGTTTCTTTGCACAATCTTTTTCTTCATTTGAACAAGCTAAAACAAATCTTAAAAATCTTTTGTTAACAAAACAAGGTGAAAGAGTTATGCAACCAAACTTTGGTACTGGTTTACATTCTCTTTTATTTGAACAATTGACAGAAAATTTAGAAGAAGATTTAACTGATACTATAACAAAAAGTGTTAATTTTTGGTTACCTTATATTACCATAGAAGAAATTGATGTTAAGATGACGGATGAAATGAAAGATATGAATAGGGCCGAGATGAGTGTCAAATTTACAGTTGGAAACCAAATAGATTTACAAGAAATAACATTTACAGTAGGAGAATAATAAATGGCGTTAAACTCAGCAAATTTTAAAAGTAATAAAGGAAGAGATATAAAATATCTTAACAAAGATTTTGGACAATTTAGACAAAATCTAATTGAGTATGCAAAAACATATTTTCCTAAAACTTATTCTGATTTTAATGAATCATCACCAGGTATGATGTTTATTGAAATGGCATCTTATGTAGGAGATGTTCTTTCATATTATACAGATGATTCTTTAAAGGAATCTCTAATGTTATATGCTGAGGATAAACAAAATGTTTTAGCTTTATCTTCTTATTTAGGATATAAACCAAAAGTAACTTCTCCATCAGTAGTACAACTTTCAGTATATCAACTCGTACCATCAAAAGGAAGTGGTGTTGATGTTGAGCCTGATTATGAATATTCTTTAAGAATCAAAGAGGGTATGATTTGTGAATCAAATAATGGTGTTGCATTTAGAACAACAGAATTATTAGATTTTAATGATGGTTCTGATAGAGAAGTGAGTGTTTATACAAGAAACCCATCTACAAATGAACCAACACAATATCTATTAAAAAAATATGTGAATGCTATTTCAGCAGAAATTAAAACTATAACATTTGATTTTGGTACTACCCCTCAACAATTTTCAAGTATAACAATAGGTCAAGATAATGTAATTGATATCTACGATGTGAGAGATTCAAATGGAAACAAGTGGTATGAAGTACCATATCTTGCACAAGAAATGGTTTATTTAGATTACCCAACATCAGAACAAACTGATAAAGACCTTTCACAATTTAAAGATTCTGTACCAAGTGTGTTAAAGTTAATAAAAACATCAAGAAGATTTACAAAAAAAATTAATGATGATAATACTACTTCTATTGTATTTGGTGGAGGAAACTCAACTGCTTCGGATGAAACTTTAATACCAAATTTTAAAAATGTAGGTTTAGGATTAAGAAACTCCATTGATAGATTAGGTTCTTCATTTGACCCATCAAACTTTTTAAAAACAACTTCATATGGACAGGCACCAACAGGTGAATTTACAGTTTCATATTTAGTTGGAGGAGGAGTTGCCTCAAATGTACCATCAAACACTATTACTACTATAAATTCTGTGGTATATGATGAAGATACATCGGTATTTACACGAGATGAATTATCTTTATATAATAGAGGTAAGGCATCAGTTGCAGTAGAAAACGAAACACCAGCAACTGGTGGTAGAGGTGCAGAAACAATTGAAGAGATTAGAGAAAATTCACTGGCAAACTTTGGTTCACAAAACAGAGCAGTAACAAGAAAAGATTATCAAGTTAGAGCATTATCATTACCATCAAAATATGGTGGTATAGCAAAGGCATATTGTGCACCAGATGGAGAATTAGATAATAACTCACCATCATCTATTTTAAATAATCCTGATTCATTGGAAGAATTTGCAGGTTTAATACAATCGATAGGAGAAAGAACACTTACTGAACAAGAAATTAAAGATGAACTTAAAACATTTTTACAAAGTAAGAAAAATAATCAAAATGAAAAAAACAATCCATTTGCTATAAATTTATATGTTCTTGGATACAATTCAAATAAATATCTATCAACATTAAACAGAGCGATAAAAGAAAATTTAAAAACATATTTAGGAGAATACCGAATGTTAACCGATGGTATTAATATAATAGATGGATTTATTATCAATATAGGATTAGATTTTGAAATAAGAGTATTTGGTGGATATAACAAAAGAGAAATTCTTACAAAATGTATTACTGAACTGAAAGAATATTTTAATATTGATAATTGGACATTTAATATGCCGATTAATATTTCTGAAATTGAATTATTAATAGCAAGTGTTGAGGGTGTTCAATCAGTACCAAAGTGTGAAATTGTAAATAAATGTTTAGGTAACTATTCATCACACTCATATAATATATTAGATGCTACTAAAAACAAAATGGTTTATCCATCTTTAGACCCATCTGTATTTGAAGTTAAATTTCCTAATAAGGATATAAAAGGGAGGGTTGTATAATGTATTACTTTGTAACAGCATCTAAAGACACATCGATTTACTTACAACAACCAACTCAGAATACTGGATTGGATGAAGTATTAGAAGTATCTAAAACTTATTATGGTAATTTAAAAGATATTGCGAGAAGTTTAATCAAATTTGATACAAACTCTATATCAGAGTCGATAGCAAGTGGTGAAATTACTATGAGTTCTGCTGAATTAATTTTAAAAGAAACTGAAGCAGCAAATGAAATCCCAACAGATTATACAATCTATGCATATCCCGTTTCTCAATCATGGGATATGGGTATAGGAACTCGATTTGATAATATATCGGTAGATGGTTGTTCTTGGGAAAAAAGAACTACATCTAATTGGTTAATTGGTGGATACACAACAGGAACAACAGGTTCCTTTAATGGAAAAGGTGGAACATGGTACACAGGTTCAGCCGCTTCACAATCTTTTTCTTATCAATCATCTGATATAGAAATGAATGTTTTAACTCCACTTAATTCTTGGATTAGTGGTTCTATACCAAATGAAGGTTGGATAATTAAACACGCATCTTCATTAGAAAACAATACAACAGATTACGGACAATTAAAGTTCTTTTCAAAAGAAACAAATACTATATACCAACCGAAGTTAAGAATTGGTTGGGATGATTCTTCTTTCTCTACTGGTTCTCTTAGTGCATTAACTGCCGATGATATTCATATCACATTTAAGAGATTAAAAGTAAGATACAAACGAGGAAGTAAACCTACAATCAGAGTTTTTGGAAGAGAAAAATATCCTCTTAAAACTTACACCAACACATATTCTTATACAGATGTATATTATTTACCATCAACTACTTACTACCAAATTAAAGATATAGTAACAGATGAAGTGGTGGTTCCATTTAGTGATGATTATACAAAAGTTAGTTGTGATTCAAATGGAAATTATTTTAAATTAAATTTAAGTAACTTTGAATATAACAGAGATTACTATATAGAAATAAAAGTAAATAGAAGTGGTGTAATTGAATACTTTGCAGATAAGGATTTAACTTTCACCGTAGAGAAGTAAAAAATGAGTTTACGAGATAAATTTAGAATTGATGAACTTGTGAAAAAGGGTTCGAAGGCAGTAGAAAAAGATTCTTCTAAAGGTATTATTGTCCGAAGATTAGATGGAAAAGAAATAAAACCATCAACTAAAAAAACAGAAAAACCATTTGGACAAGAACCAATACGAGGTAAACAAAGTAATCCTAAAATAAAAACTGATTTATTAGAACCAGATACAATTACAAATGAAGAGCAAACTTCTTTTAGTGGTGAAACTGTTTCTAATATTGAAAGACCTTATTATGATGAAGAACAACTAAAGAAGGCAGTAGATATTGCTATAGATGAGTTAATAGGTGAAAAACAAGAGATACAAGGAAAGTTTGTTCGATTAGAAAAATATGATACATTAAAAAAAACAAATAGAGATTTAAGTAAAGATTTAAGAGATGTTTCAAAAGAACGAGATGATGCTTTAGGATTAGTAAATGATTTACAAACTCAAATTGAAGATTTAACAAATCAGTTAATCGCAAAAACATCAGAGGTAATTCAAAGAGATGAACAATTCAAAGAATTACAGGCAAGATATGAAGTTCTTTTAGATGATTTCCAAAGTGCTATTCTAAAAGGTACACGAGAAGGTATAGAGAGAGTTTCATTAACTGCTCAAGTAACAGGTTTAGGTGCACAAAAAGAAACTTTAGCATCACAATTAACAACACAAAAGGATATAGTAGAAAACCTTACAGAAAATATTAAAACTTTGAATGGAGTTATAACCGCAAATCAAAAAGTTGCAGAAGAACAAATTAGAGCAGCAAATCAAAGAACAATACAGGCTCAAAATACTGCAACTGCAGCAGCAAATTCTAAAAAGAAAAAAATTATTTGTAATGAACTTTACCACCAAGGATATCTTTCAAAAGAAATTTGGATTGCGGATGAAAACTTTGGTGATTGGTTATGGGAAAACCATAGAACAACTGCAATTGGATATACAATATGGGCGAGAAAAGTGGTTAACTTTATGCAAAGAAAACCACAATATACAAAGTATATTTATAAGTTTCTAAAACCATGGACACAACAAATGGCATATCAAATGGGAGTTGTGGATAAAACACATCCGTTTGGTTGGTTAACGATGAAAATTGGATGGCAGTTTTCAAATTTAGTTTATACTATGTATGGTAACGAATTTGAAAAATTATTAAGTAGAGTAAATAAAATAGGTTAATAATGGCAATAGACGGATTTAAAGATATAGTCGATAGAAGAGGATACAAAGTAGAATCTGAAGATAGAAAAATCTTTGAGAGAGAAATTGGTAAGTCCTATTTCGGCCTTGGTAATGCGGATATGATTGAATTTATTTTATTTGATTCAAATGAAAATCAATTACCACAAGGAGAAGATGGAAAACTTGTTAGATATATTCATTTAAATGATACTAATATAAAAGATTATTTTTTAATATCTAATAATAACTTTACAAAAAAACTTAATGGTTCTGCAGAATTTATTGTAGATATAGAACGATTGGTAAGAGAGGCAGGATATGATAATGGTATTTTTAAAACACAAGTAACATTATTAAACAGAAGAGCGGGTTCAGAAAATAGTGAAATAGATAAATTATGGGTACATGAAATTTCACCATCAAGAACAGAAATGAGAATCTTACCAATAAAAAAAGAAAAACAACCTAATGCAGACTTAGATAAAAGGTATGAAGTATTTACTGAAAACAAAAATTTTAGAGATGATACTATATACTATGCTAAACAATACATACAAAATATAACAACTCAAAGAGTATTAGATACTTTTTCTACAATAAAGGGAACACAAAAAGATACAGAAACATATCATGGTTTAATTAGAAAAGAATTTAAAATAGAAAGTATTGAAATTTTTGTTAATACTGTAAGAGATAAATTTATAGAATCGATAAATTATTTTATTGATAATCGAGAGTGGGATATTTTAAGTTTAAATTACGGTAAACCAAAAAATGATTTAGATGTAATTGAATTATCGATTGATACAATAAATCAGATAATGGAAACATCTCTAAAAAATATTTTAAATAATCTTTTACCAAAAAGAACAATTCAGGAAGATAATGAATTAACACCAGAAGAACAAGTGACTTTTGATGAAGTTAAACAAATACTTAAATCAGCAGTTTCAGATAACTTGTATGATTCTACAATACCTGATAAGGTTGATGGATTAGTAAGAGGATGTATGGACCCTAATGCTAAAAACTTTAATCCTGCAGCACAAGAAGAAGATGGAAGTTGTTTTTATGAAGATGAAAAATTAGAAATCAAAGGATGTACTGATATTAATGCATCAAACTATAACGAAAAGGCAACAATTGATGATGGAAGTTGTCAATATGGTATTGCTACAAAAACACAAAAATATTATGTGTGGTCTGAAAGAGGAGATATAAAATTTGAACTTAATGGTGTTGTTGATACGAGAAATGGTATTGAATATGATATGTTTGAAATAACACATGATGATAATAATACAATTGTATTTAAGGGTGATATACGAACAGTACCAAAACTTAGAGTAATGCCAGTAAAAATGGGAAGTTATAGAGTAGTTAACTTATCTCGTAAAAGAAGGCATACTGGTAAACCTATTGTAAGATTTGATGATAGACCTTATCAAAGACCAGGTGAAGAATTTGGATTATCATATGGCCATCAAATAGAAAAAGAAAGATATATTGGAGTACAAGATATAGAAGAATCTGTTTCATTCACAATAACAGAAGGACAAGATTTAACATTTAGATATAAAGATGTATCAGGTAAATTAATAACATCAGATGTACTAACACCAAATTCATATATTATTATATGTGCACAACTTGGTAGTGTTAAGGGCCCATCTGGTTTAGAAATTATTCCACTTGGGGCATGTGTACCAACTGGTCCTGTTGTACCATTATCACCAGATAATGATAGAAATGCAACTGTAAGAGATTCTCGTAATCGAATGATACAATTAGGATTAGGTAGAACTACTGAAGAGGTTTTAGGAGGAAGAAATCAAGCAGTGGTAAGTGGTGGAGGAACTTCAGCAATGGATTCAAGAATAGCAGAAGCAGAAGATAGACAAGACCCATATGGATTAAATGCTGAACCAGAAAGAAGTGTAGGGCCTACAAGTGGTGGTTCATTAAGTCCTGGTTTACCTGGTAAAAATCAAGGACCAGACCCAAGATTGTTAACAGATGAGTATTAAGGAAAATTAAATGGATATTAGAGAAAAAGACATGTTTGATGATTATGTTTCTGGCACTACACGAGTAGTAATAGATTCAAATCCTGGTGCAGCTCCACCACCAATATTACCTGGTGATACTGTTGTTGCATCATCTGCTGTCTACAACTCGGATGGAACTGTTACTCTTGGAATTGATGGAAACTTACAAACTCAAAACAATCTTGAAAACTTTCGAAGATTGGATGAAGAATTTGGTAATGGTACAAATAGATTTAACCCAAATGATTTAATTGTAAATGGTGGACCTGGTTCTACTTTTATTGGGGGTTGTACAGACCCTACTGCAAGAAACTATAATAAAAACGCAACAAGAGATGATGGGAGTTGTATTTACAACCCACCTGCTTTACCTGTTGTACTTGATAAAACAAATAAGGTAGTCCTTAACCTTAGAACAGAAGATAAAAGAAACTTTACTACAATTGTTGATGGTAGACAAATACCATCACCTGAAAACAGATTAATATATACTGAAAAAGAATTACTAAGTGGAAGAACAATAACTGTTGTATCAAGTACTGGTGATAAATCACAAGAGGTGTACAAAGTTAAGGCAGTTCAAAGAAAAATTAATAAAAAAATTAAACCTGTTTTACCTTTAGATTTTGATGATGATGTTGTTATAAGAGATTTTGAAGATAGAATAAAATTTTCAGCTGATATTGATTACAGACCTATACCTGAAACAGTTGATTATAATATAGAACTTCAAAGACAAAATCCTGGTTTATTTAGATTAGGTGGATTTGGAAATCAAGCGATTCCTGAAATTGATTACAATAGGCCCACAACAAGACCTACTTTTGGTATAGCACCTTACATACCACAAACTACATTTACCAAACCACCAATTACTTTTGGTAATGTTTCGTTTACTTCGTATGAAATTGTAATTGAAAAGATTTCCAATGGAGAAACTATAAAAGTACCTATTCCATCACAAAATAAAGATTTTAAAAATAAACTTGGCACTACGACAGTACCTTTATCATTTTCATTTCAAAGATATACTCCACTACCAAGAGTAAGTTTATATGATATCGAACTTACAGGTGATATTTCAACTTCGTTACCTAATCAGTTTATTCAATATACAACAAGTGATGGACAGACAGGTATTGTACAAAATGGAATTAATAAAATTACTATTGCAAAACAACAATCATATGGTAAAAAAAGAATACAACCATGTTTTATAAGATTTGAATCAAAGGGAATAAGTGATTATACACACAAAGTAAGTTATCAATATAGTAATTTTTCTGAAAAAAAATTACAAACAATAACTGGTCTTGAACAACAAATATCACTTTCAGTTGGTAGTAATAAAATTAAAGTAACGGCATCTAAGATTGGAATACCTCCAAAAGTAGATACTCCTAATATTACTGTTGAAAACGAAAACATTATTTTTAATATAGCAAGTTCAGATAGTACTCAGATATCATATAAGACACAATATGCTGATAAGGTAATATTCACATTAGGAACACTTGTAAGAGAACTTGGTAGTAGTGGTACTATTACTCTTAAAAACGAAGATTTTACAAATGGTGTAGGAAAATATACATTATACTTACAACCTGTATCTAAAAGAAGTGGAAGTGGAAAACTCAAAAAGGTATTAGTAAATGTATTAAGTAAGGCTTATTTACCTGGTCCTGATATTACTCATATTAATTATCCACAAAATATTAAAGGAGCAGATTTTAAAGAATTTGATGTTGATTTTGATATTTCGTGGCAATCAATTAATACAAACTACATAAAAATATTTGTTGGTAAAGAATCTGATAGTACACTATTAACTAAAGTAGCTAAGGCAGGAAAACAAAAATTAAATGTATCACAAATACTTAGGTTAGCTGGTGAAACATTAGATATAGATAGAGATGTTACTGTATTTAAACTTTTATTTATACCATATAATGAAGAAGGAGATGAATTAACTGCAGGTAAAACTGAAGAAGTAAAAATTACATTTGATAAAGGTGATTTAAGATTAAGAAGAGGAAAAGTTTTAAATGATTTTAAAAATGCATTTTTATCAAACGCAGATGATTCAGAATTTGATGATTTTATTTCACCACTACTTACTCATTATTTACATACAGGAGATGGTGATAATAAACTAATTTCAACATGGGGTATTGATGATATAACATTTTCAGAACAATACAGAGATGAAAATACAAACGAAATTAAATACAGAAATGTTGAAAAATCACTTGTATTAAAATTATATGAACCACTACCAAGAGATATACAACCAAATGATACTGTTTGGTTATCAAAGGTACATTCAATTCCTTTAATTGATGAAATAACAATAATTGATGATATAAGTTCTAAGTGTACACCACTTAGACCAAACTTTGAATTAGAAGTTGGTGATGCCATTGGTTATCAAATACTTGATGATTTAATTTCCTCAGGTTCTACTTCATCAACCGAAGTTGTAAATGAATTTGTATCATCATCTAACTTTTCATTAGAAAACTTAAATATTAATTTTATATCTTCATCAACATCATATGTAGATGATATACTTGTTGATGGTAATGTTGATTATAATTGGAAAGATTTTGTAAAATACTCATCTGCAGTTGAACGAGTAGAAAACTTTTATTATAAAATAAAATTAATAAACACATACGATACAAAGTATAATTCATTAACAACAGGTACAGATTGGACTGGTTCTGTTGCAGTTACTAATGAAGCTAAAACACAACTTAAAAAAATAAATGATGTTAAAAAAGGATTTGATGCTTTTGAAAAATTCTTATACGAATCATCATCTGCTGATGGATTTCCATATCCTAAAACAAATAATACCGGCAGTATAATTCATCCACTTAGTTCATCTGCACTTGATTGGTATAATGGTGCTATTGATTCCGCTGAAACTTACGATGAATTAAATACATCAAGATTAACATATAATTTACCACAACACATTAAAGATGATAGTAATAATTCTGATTTTATATTATTCTTTGATATGGTTGGACAACATTTCGATGTATTATGGACTCACATAAAAGGTACATCACAATCAAAAAAATTAGAACACAAATATGAAAGTGGAATAACAAATGATTTAATCTATCATATGTTAGAATCTCTCGGCTTTAATGCTGATATGGGAGCACAATCACAGTTTTTATGGGAATATGCATTTGGTAAACATTCTGATGGTACTGTTGTATCAGAAATGAGTGGTAAAGATAGACAACAAGAAATTTGGAGAAGAATCTTAAACAATTTACCATACCTTTACAAGCACAAAGGTACTAAAAGAGCATTACATGCAGCAATGAGTTGTTATGGTATTCCTCAATCACTTTTGACTGTAATGGAATTTGGTGGCCCTAAAGATGTAACAAAAAGTGGTACAACAAAATACACATTCGAAGATAGAACGGCATCTATTAATGTAAGTGGTTCATCTGCTATACGAGTACCTTGGAAACAATTTAGTAATACATTAAGTACAGATTATCCTAATTCTGTTGAAGTAAGATTAAATACAGACCAGAGACAAGACCAAGAAATATTAAGTGGTTCAGATTGGTCTTTACATTTATTAAAAGATACAGGTTCATTAGGAAAACTTGAACTAAGAGTAAGTGGTAGTGGTACCTTATACTCGGCATCTTCAGATACTGCTCCTTTATTTAACGATGGATATACTCAAATCGTTGTTAATAAAGATACTGATGGAAGTGATGATGTATTTACATTCTATGCTAAAGAAGGATTCCAAGAAAGAATTAGAACTAATGTTAGTGGAAGTTTAACAGTAACAGGAGGAAGTGATTGGACAAATGGTAATTATATAAAATTAGGTGGTACATCACTTACAGCTTCAGTTGATGAATTTAGATTGTGGAGAACACCATTATCAGAATCAAGAGTTGATAATCATACATTATTTCCAGATGCAATTGATGGTAACCATATTTCTGCATCTACTCATGATTTAATATTTAGAAATGATTTTGAGTATCCAAAAAATAGACACACGAGTGGTGATGTTGATATAAAAAATGTTGCCCTTGTAACTACATATTGTACATCTTCGGTAGCAATTAGTTTTGAAAACGATACAACATATCCATATCAATATACACCATATAATAGAGATGTAACTGCAACTGTACCATCAACAGGATTTTCTTTTGGTAACAAAGTAAGATTTGAAACTCAAACAAAAATATTAGATTTATCTTATAGAACAAGAGCAACTAAAAAATCATTTGACCAATCACCTGTTGATTCAAACAGATTAGGATTGTTCTTTTCACCAATAAAAGAAATTAATTTAGATATACTAAAAGGATTGGGTGAATTTGAAATAGATAATTATATAGGAAACCCATCAGATGAATACTCTGAAGAATATAGAGATTTAAGAACACTTAGAAATTATTACTTTGATAGATTTTCTCTTAACTTCCAAGAATATATTCAATTAGTTAGATATATTGATAAATCTTTATTTGAAACATTAGAATCATTAGTACCACACAGAGCTGCAACTTCAAGTGGTTTATTGATTGAACCACATATATTAGAAAGAAGTAAAACTAAATGGAACAGACCAACTTCTTTAAAAGGTGATTATGAAACTTCAATAAATGTTGAAGAAGATGTAAACCTTTCAACAGAAAAACCAACATACACTACCACTATTGATGCGGAGGCAGATGTAAATTTAGTTGGTACTACTCCATTCTATTCTACAAGTATAGATGCTGAAACAGATGTAAATTTAGTTGGTACGGCACCTTTTTACTCATCAAGCATAGATGCTGAATCAGATGTAAATTTATTTGGAAGTATTACAAGAGATAAAGATTCAACAATGGGAGGTATTGTATTTAATATTGATGCAAAAATTACAGGTTCATTAAGTGGTATGTATGACTCATCTAAATATGAACAAATTGGAATGGACCCTGATGGGTTATCAAGATTAGGATTTGGATTATATGCAAGTGCTTCACATTCAAATAGAACTTATATTGATGTTTATGGTAATGTTGTAAAAGAAAGAGTAAAAATATTTTTAATAAATCAATCTTATACTGAAGATGTACCAAAAAATATAAATTCAAATGATTCATCATTAGGAACTGAACTTGAAACTGTAACAAAGTATAGAAAAAAAGTAACAATACTACCATTCACTGGTTCAGATGGTTTAGAAACCTCAACTCCAAGTGGAGGTGATATAGTATCTGCCACTCCTTTAGATGGATACTTCCCAACTCATTACAGAAATGTTGGAGATTTAACAAGTGGTATGGAAAATTCATTCCACAATGGTTCAAGACAAACAAGTGCAACTACTACTGATGGTGGTTCACCTGTACAAATATTTACTACTAATCCAAATACATTAAGAGTATCTGATAGTGGTAGGGGTAGTGGAGAACCAATATTAGAAGTAGATTAGAAATTAAAAATAACTAAAAATAATAAATGTTATATTTATATATTGAATAACAATAACAAGGAATTTAAATTATGGCTTATTTAGATAACACCGAAATCACAGTAGATGCTATTCTTACTAAGAAGGGTAGAGAGAAATTAGCAGCTGGACAAGGTTTAAACATCACAAAGTTCGCTTTGGGTGATGATGAAATTGATTATACCCTTTACGAACCAGCACATCCAAAAGGAAGTGCTTATTATGATGCTTCTATTAGAGCAATACCTGTAACTGAAGCTTCACCAGATGAAACACAAGTTCTTAGGTATAAATTAGTTACCCTTCCAAAAGGTACAACTAAGATTCCTAAAGTTGAGTTTGGAGTCCCTTCGATTTCTACAACTCAAAATGGTGGACAGGTGAACTTATCACCAACAACTTCACCAAGTGGAAACACTCAAAGTGGATATACAATTATACTTGCTAACAAAAACGCAGGTTCTATTGTAGGTAGTGGTATAGAAAACGGAACAACACCAACATTCTTAGGTGATGAACTAACTGCAACGGCAGCAGTTGAGACAGGACTTGAATTTACTTTCATTCCTAATCCTAATATTACTCAAACAATTAAAACTACTTTAACTGTTTATGGTAATGAAACTGGTGGTTCACAATCAATTCCGGTAACGATAACTTATGTTCAACCAAGTTAATAAAAGAGGAAATTAAAAAATGGCACAAATAACAGGACAAGCAGGAGCAAACTTAACCCAAGAGTTAGCAAATTATTTATCTGCTCAGCAAGGTAACCTAACCTCAGAACAGTTAGCCTCAATCATTAACCAATATCTTGTTGGTGGTGATAAGTTAGCAGGACAAGGTGGACAAGTTACTACGGGAATTTATAAAAGATTTACAGAATTTGACCAAATTAGTGGTAAGGTTGAAGTTGTAACAACTGGTCTTTGGAGTGGTGATACAGGAAGTTTAACATCTTTCTTTACTTCATCTACACAAGCATCAGCAGCAAGTTCAAATTACTATCTAAATGTTTATAACGCTAATCCATCAACTGATACATCGGCTGCAGTACAATACGCAGTATCATATGGTCACAGAGGTGGAAGTGGTTCGGTATCACTTGCAAACTCAGATTCATCAACATTAGCAACAAAGGCAACCTATGCACAATATCGTTCAATTCTTTTAGACCAAGATGATACTAAGTTTACATTTACTTCATCTTCATCGGCTGGAACACATGATTCAGAAGATATCTATGTAATCAATGTATCTCGTGCCAGATACAAAGAGAAAATGGATGCTGGAAACTGGTCATTAAAACTTTCTGGTTCAAATGGTATAACAACTTTAATCGATGATAGTGGAAAGAAATTTTCAGATACAGTAGGAAAGGCAGGTAGAGTATTTAATGTTGGAACGGGTTCATTAAACTTAGGTTCTGAATCAGAAGCAACATTTAGTTCAAGTTATTCACATAATAATGGACAAGGATTTGGATTATTTTATCCAGACCAAGGTTTAATCGTTTTAAACCCAAGTGCAATACACGATACAATTGGTACATCAATTGATAAAAATTCGGCAGGTGGAGCATCAATATCAACTTCAATATCAGTTGAAGGTAAGAACCATTTCTTATTACATAACGCTATTTCAGGTGGTGCTGATTTCGAAGCAAGAAGAACAGAAAATGTTTCTACATCACATTACTTTGTAAGAGCAACAAATAGAGAATTTAACTTCTCAAACAATCCAACATATGTAACAGGAACAGATGGTACCTTTGCAGAATCAACTTTTGAAAGAGACCCAAAAACATTCATTACAACTGTTGGTTTATATAATGATTCAAACGAAATGATTGCAGTAGCTAAAACTTCACAACCAATCGCTAAATCATTTGATAAAGAAGTATTAATCAAAGTAAAACTTGATTTCTAAACCGTAGGTACACATTTCAAACATAAACAAACCCCATCGAGTATGGGGTTTTTTATTTCCATATATTTATATAAAGGAATTACACTATGTTAAAAACAATACCAAAATCGAGTATTAATCGTAGAAGTTTTGATGTTCATAAAAAATGGACAGTAACAAACTCTGACCATGAAGTATTATCTGCTTCATTAGAAACAGGTGCCTTTGATAGTGAAACCTTTACATCTCAGAATGGTATCATAACTCACTCACTTTATTCTTCCATAAAATCAAAATATTTTCAAAATCAAGATAATATTTTTAATTTATTTGGTTCTACCGATAATATAGCAAATATTTCTAATACAAGAAATATAAGTGATACGATTTATGTAATTCCAATACCACAAAACAAATTTGGTACAAAAATAAAAGAAGGAAGTGTTCAGTTTAGTGATTTAGATAATGATGTTACATATGCTGATAGTCAAGGACAAATTGTTTCAACCACACCTCTATATACTTTGGTATCAATTGATTTATCGGATTCGAGTATTGTTATAAAAGATAATGATAATGAAGAATTTACAGGTACAATAACAAGTATGGATTTTAGTACAGGTGTTACAGTAATAACATTTGGTAGTGATACTGATAGTGTTGTTTTAACACGAATTGATTTTGAAAATAACACACTTCTTGCTGCAGAGCCCTTAGATTTTGATGGATTAGAAATTGACCAACTTGCTTATGGTAATATTTTTTATTCTGATGGTTTACTTGTATTTACAAATTTATCATCACTAAGACAATATCGTTGTACATTTAGGTCAACTAAAACAATACATGAAACTGAAATTTTAATTTCAAGTAAGGCAGGAGAATTTAACTATTCTCAAAATCCATCGGCAGTGGAAGTTACTCTAAGTGGTTCTTATGATTTTACAACAACTGCGATTACAAATGTAACTTCTGCACAAACCAAGAAAATTAAAGAAGTACAAGATATAAAAAGAAAAGAAACTTATGGTGGTTCAACTGGTTCTGCACAAGGTACATGGGATGATTACTTTGTATCAGCATCAACAGACCCAACAGGTTCATATTTAACAACCTATATAACAACCATTGGTATTTATGATGTTGATGGTGATATGGTTGCTGTTGCTAAATTACCACAACCAATTAAAAATTTACCAGATTATGATGTGAACTTTATTGTTCGTTTTGATACATAATCTATATTTATATAATACAAAGGAGAATTAATTATGGCTTCAATAGAAGAATTATACAACAAATCAGAATTTTCTAAATTGGCTGATAAGTCAAAAGATAAAACACCTATATCTGCAGATGAAGGAAACAAACTTCATAAAGATGATAAAGCTTTAAAACAAGCAAGAGGTGGAAATTTAAACTTGAGTAAATACTCAGATTCAGTATCACGATAAATTTTTTATTTTGAGTTTACTCATAAATCATGCTCAGAAATGGGCCTTTATTCACATACCTAAAACTGGTGGTACAAGTATAACAAATGTACTATCAAAAATACCTGATACCAATATTCTTCAATCACACGATTCTATTAGAGCTTTCGATGATGTATCAGATTATTTTATATTTACTTTTGTACGAAATCCTTATACAAGATTAGGTTCTGTATATGAACACGGCATAAGAAAAGGCATTTATAATTCAACTTTTTCAGATTTGTTGTCAAAGGAAAGTAAAAGTGATATATGGTTAATGCCTCAATATTTTTTTACAAAGGCAGGAAGTAGTGAAAATAAAAATATTTCATTTATAGGAAAGTATGAAAATTTTACTAAAGATTTGGAATATGTTTTTAAAAAAATAAATTTAAATAATTACAAGTTACCTCATTTAAACAAAAATCCAATATACGATAGACATCCATCTTTGAAACAAGAAAGTTATTACAGAACTTTTTATACTGAAGATTGGATGATTGATTGGGTAAAAGAAAGGTACAAAAATGACTTTAAGATTTTTAACTATGGGATGGACTTACCAAGGTAGACCGATAACAGAAATTTCCGATATGCCCGAGGGGACTATCGGATTTATATACAAAATTACAAATCACCAAACAGGTGAATATTATATAGGAAAAAAATCCCTATATTCACATAGAACATTACCACCACTAAAAGGATATAAACGAAAAAGAAAAGTGGTAAAAGAATCTAAATGGAAAGATTATCGTTCTTCTAATACAACAGTTCAATTATGGTTTCATGAATCAGAAGCTGCAAAACAACAAGAAAATTTAGATAAAATTAACGATAGTTTACAACTAAAAATATTACGATTTTGTAGTACACCTAAATCTCTTACCTACTACGAAGTAGAAGAGTTGTTTAATAATAGGGTTTTGGAGGATGAATTATCCTTAAATGATAATATATTAGGAAAGTTTTTTAGAAAAGATTTATTGTGAGAATTTTAGTAATATCTTCGATTAGGTGTGGTGGTAAATATTTTTGTAAAGAAATTTCAAAAAATTATAATCTAAAATTTATTCATGAACCAAAATCATTAGATAAAACTTTTGATACTAATACTATTGTAAAATTATTAAATTATAATCCTGTATTAAAATACGAAGAATTAAAAAATTATACAAGAAGTTTTGATAAAGTTTTTATACTTGATAGACGAGATAAAGAAGAACAACTAATAGCAGTATTTCATTTATATGAATATTCAAATGATATGGATAATTCTTATGTGTGGGATGATTCGATGTTTGATAAAGAAAATTCCAAAAGAGATAAAAAATATTATATTGATTGGTTAAATAGACAAACAACTAAATTAGAGAAGATTTCAGAGGGTTTAAGAGAAGATATAATATATTATGAGGATTTATATTATAACACCGAAAAAGTTGATTTAAAGGGGTTAAAATTCGAACCTGATTTAAATAAAAGATTAAGAAAAAAAAATGAAAAAAAGCTTGTATAATTAATAAATATTTCGTATATTTGTAGTGTTTATAAGAAAAATATGCTATCACACCACGATAAACAACAGGTTATAACAATATTAGATGAGGTGTTGGGAGTTGGTACATCAATGAAAAACGATGAACAGGCTCACTATTGTCCATTTTGTCATCACCACAAGAAAAAGTTACAAATTAACTTAAAAACCCAATATTGGCATTGTTGGGTTTGTGATGCAAAAGGTAGAAAAATACAACGGTTATTAAAAAGACTTCATGTAGATTCTCGTAAATTAAAGAAAATATACGAAATCTATGGTGATGATTATGTTGTATATTCAAAAGATACCGAAGAAGAAAAGGTAGAACTTAGGTTACCAAATGAGTTTCAATCACTACTAAAAGAACCAAAGGGATTAAATCCTTTGTTCAGAAAGGTTTGGGATTATGCAAAACAAAGAGGTATTACCAAAGAGGATATTAGAAGATATAATATCGGGTATTGTGATTCTGGCCATTATGCCAATCGTATTATTATTCCATCTTATGATTCTGATAATAGACTCAATTACTTCATCGCACGGTCTGTATTTGATGAGGAAAAGTTTAAATACAAAAATCCACCAGTTTCGAAGAATGTTATCATCTTCGAAAACCAAATAAATTGGAATGAACCTATTACCTTAGTAGAGGGAGTATTTGATGCTATGGCAGTGAAGCGAAATGTAATCCCTCTACTTGGTAAGTTCGTACCAAAAAGTTTAAATGATACTATATATAAAAAGGGTGTATCAAGTATTAATATTCTATTAGATGAAGATGCACAAGAACAGGCGTTATATTACACTATGCAATTCCAAAATCAAGGAATAACTACAAAAAATATTAAACCATCAGATAAAGATGCATCTGATATGGGATTCTCTAAAATTAATTCAAAACTTAAAGAAACAGAAGAGACTGGATTCGGTGATATTATATCACAAAAATTAAAAGGTTTATGATAATAAATAAAGTTTACCATTTGGCAGATTTACATATTCGTAATCTCCAAAGACACAAGGAATACAAACAAGTATTCAAAAAATTCTTAAAACAGGTTAAAGAAGATAAAATTGAGGATTCCCTCATTTATATTGCTGGTGATATTGCTCATGCTAAAACTGAGATGTCACCCGAACTCGTACACGAAATCAGTTGGTTTCTCACCGAGTGTGCGAAGTTAAGAGAAACTGTGTTAATCACAGGTAACCACGATTGTAATTTAAATAATTCCCACAGATTAGATGTACTCACACCAATTATCGAAAATCTTGGAAATAATCGAATTCATTATCTTCGTGATACTGGTATCTATAATATCCATAATCTTACTTTCGTTGTCTATTCTATATTGGATAACAAGGAAAATTGGCCTAAAGGAGATACCGTTGATGGAGAAAATAAAATCGTTTTATTTCATGGACCAGTAAACAAAGCTCAAACAGATATCGGCTATACCGTTTCTTCAAACTCATTCCAAGTGGATATGTTCGATGGATACGATATGGCCATGTTGGGTGATATTCATAAGAGACAAACATTTGGACCTGGTTATGAACACATTGCTTATGCTGGTTCTATGATTCAACAAAACCATGGTGAGTTATTAGAAAATCATGGATATCTACTTTGGGATATTCCAACAAGAACTTTTACAGAACATCACATTCATAATGATTATGGGTTCCTTACGGTTGATGTAGTTAATGGTAAGATACCCCAATGGGTGTACGATGAAGTTGGTACAAAACTTCCAAAGTATCCTCGTTTACGATTAAGATTCACCAATACAGAAGCAAGTGATATGAAAAGATGTATCACCGAACTTAAGAAATTATTTAAGGTAGCTGAAGTTACGGTAACAAGAACTGATACGATAGGACAATTAAAAACAAATCAAAAGGTAAACAAAAACATTGTTGGTGATGTTAAAAACGAAACTTTCCAAAACTCACTCATTAGAGATTACTTAGAAAGACAATATCTATTAGAATCAGATGAGTTAGATAAGATAGAACAAATCAATACAGAACTTAATGGACAGATAGATACATCAGATGTAGCAGGTAATATTCTATGGACACCAAAGTCATTTGAGTTTTCTAATATGTTTTCATATGGAGAAGGAAATCTCATCAGATTCGATAAAGCACAAGGTATCATGGGTATCTTTGCTCCTAATGCAAGTGGTAAATCTTCTATGTGGGATGCACTTTCTTTCTGTATCTATGATAAGACTTCTCGTACAACCTTTGCTAAGAATGTTTTAAACAATCGTAAGGATAAGTTTTATTGTAAGTTTAACTTCGAGATAGATGGAGTAGATTACTTCATAGAAAGAAGAGCTAGATATGTTAGAAAGAAAACCTCTGTTAAAGTAGATGTAGATTTTTGGAAAGAAGATGCTGGAGTAGTAGAATCTCTTAATGGTGAACAAAGAAAAGATACAAACAAGAACATTGAAAAATACTTAGGTAAGTTTGAAGATTTCGTTCTAACTGCTCTTTCACTACAAGGAAATAATGCACTCTTTATTGATAAATCACAATCGGAAAGAAAAGAAATCCTTTCTCAATTTATTGGAGTAGATATCTTTGATAAATTATATCAAAAGGCTGCAGATGAAAATAGAGATAATGCAACACTTATCAGAAAATTCAAGTCCGATGATTTTACGACAAAATTAGCGAAAATCGACACTGATTTAAAAGAAAACAAAAACCTTTATAAGTTATCTGAATTAAATCAAAAGGCGTTAAAAGAAGAAGAAGATTTATTAAATAGGCAAATCATTAAACTTAATGAGAAAATCGTAAAGTTAAATTCAGATAGTGGTGTATCGATTGGTGAGTTAGAAAAAAGATTGAAAAACCTTGAAAACAAGAAAGAGGATATTCAGACTCAAAAAGAATCTATACAAGATAGAATTACATTTAGAGAGGAACAGCAAATCACTTTAGAAGAAATTCTTGACCAATTTGATGAAGAAGATTTGGAAGAAGGAATTAGTAAATTAAAAGAACTAAAAAGAAAGATTACAAGTACTCAAAGTGAAATAGAAAAAGTAAATATAAAATTAGAATCTTTATACGAAAGAAAAGAACATTTAGATTCTCACAAGTATAATGAAGATTGTGATATCTGTATGGATAATTCTAAATCTATTTTAGAAACAAAAGAAAAAGTAGAATCTGAAATAAAACAGAAAGAATCAGAATTACAAACATTCGAAAAAGAAAAATTAGATTTACAAATTCAGATTGATTCTTTAAAAGATTATGAAAAAGAATGGAGTAATTTTCAAGATGCAAAAGATAAAGAAGATAAAATAGATAGAGAGATTGGTGGACTTATCAACAAGTTATCAACAATTGAAACCGAAGAATTACGAAATTCACAGCAACTTACTCAACAAGAACAACTTATCGAAGAATATTATAAGAATGAAAAACAAATCAATAAGAATAAAGAAATAAGAACCGAAATAAGTGGAGTTAGAGAAAAGTTATCAATTGTCAAAGATGAATTAAAGACAGTAAATACTGATATACTTAAATTAAACGGTACGGTTTCTGCACTTCAAAACCAAAAAGAAACCATTGAAGATAGGATACAAGAAGTTAAAGATTTAGAACAACAATCTAAATTATTTGATTTTTACTTAAATGCTTTATCTAAAGATGGTGTATCGTATGAGTTGATTGAAAAATCTCTACCAATGATTGAAGGTGAGGTAAATAATATCCTTGCACAAATCGTAGAGTTTGGAATGCAATTAGAGATTGATGGTAAGAACATCAATGCGTATCTTGTATATGGAGACCAAAGATGGAGTTTGGAAATGTGTAGTGGTATGGAAAGGTTTATTAGTGGTTTAGCAATTAGAGTTGCTCTAATCAATGTATGTAACCTACCAAGACCTAATTTCCTTGTGATAGATGAAGGATTTGGTACATTAGATAGTGAGAACCTACAATCTCTATTTATGTTGTTTACATATCTTAAAACTCAGTTTGATTTCGTAATGGTAATATCACACATCGATTCAATGAGAGATGTTGTAGATGGTCTTATTGAAATAAAGAAAGAAAAAGGATTCTCTCAAGTTAAGTTTTAACTCTTAAAACATTTTGAGGTTTAGGTTGTTCGATTCTTTGTTTAATTAACCTTTCAATCAACCCACTTTTCGAATATCCATGTTCACAGCAATACTCGTGTAAATCCTTATACAATTCCCTTTTTATTTGTATTGTAGTATATTTTCCCATAATATATAGATTTCTATATAATATATATTAACAAAAAAAAGTTTAATATATTTATATTAGTAATTGGAAAATCTATATGGCTATAATTAAAAAATTTTCACCCTTTCAAAACTTATCAAGTTTTCAAGTATTTCTTAACGATACCCAACGAACATCACAGTATTTTAAAATAACAGAATTTAAAGATACTCTTACAGGTGGTAAAAATGGGTTTCTTATTGAAGGTTCTGAGTTTTTAAAAGAATCAACTGAAATCAAAATTGAAGTTCTTGATGTAGAGGGTAATCCTGTATATTTTGAGCCAGGTGAGGGTATACCTGAATATTATGAAGGAATTTCAAAATTAGTTTCTGTTCATGTGTACGATGATACACCAATTGGAACTGGTAAAATAACAATACTTGGTGAATTAAAAAATTATGTGGATGATACTGGTGCAATCGTACCTGTACCAGATGAGTGGAAGGGTATATATAATTTAAAGTGGGAAAGAACATTTAATATAAATAAAAACTTAAGTAATGAGGATATTGTAAGATTTTATAAAAGACCCGAGGTTACAATCACAGAACTTGTAAAACCTATATTTTCAAAAACCGTTCCCACAGTAACTAAAACAGGATATGTTCATGGTATATCAGAAGTACCAAATGATGGTACAGATATTCGTACTTGGAGAGCAGGTACTCTTTATAAATTACAACTAACAAGTGGAAGTTGGGATAAAGATGTTGATGAAAATACAATCACAATATCATCACCATCTCATACTGCAAAAATCATAGAGGTATTAAATGATAGTGAGGTATTAATAGATGTACCATATACTTCAAATAATTTTGTATCAAACTTTACATCAGGTTCATACTCAGTAACTTATTCTGATTTTCAAAACGAAATAATAGGAGAAACCACACTTACAGGTTCATTCGCTAAAATTAATATTACACAACTTAAAACATTTGTTGGTGATGTTGCAAGAGTAAAGGTATTTAGAAAATCAAGAAATGCAGTTGGTGATTTTCAATTTGTACAAGAATCAAAATTAGAATCATCAGAATTACTCAGAGATATTACAACTACTTCAGATACAGAATTATCATATGGTAGATTTGATGAAACAAATTTAAGTACATATTGGGAAACTTCATCGGTTCAACATCCTGTAACAATTGATTCTTCAGTATTATCACAGGCAGTAAAATTTGATTACAACACAACGGCAGGAGGTGTACAACAGTTAATAACTTCAGAATCAATATCAATTTCAAAAGATGTAGAATATACTTTAAACTTTAGAACGATATTAAGTGGTTCATTAAGTGATACAGGTAAAAGTATAAGAGCCTTCTTTAGTTCATCTAATTTCACTCAAAATTTTTTAACTATTAGTGGTTCGGCTATTTATAGAACAAGACAAAATGTATCAAAAAATATATTATCAGAAAATACAGGTAATGCTAAGTTAGTATTTGAAGTAAAAGGAGATGATTGGTACATTTCAAATGCATCACTTAAAAATGCACAAGAAACTTCATTTTCACCTGATGAATTTTTATTGATACAAGATATTCCACGAAAAACAGCATCAGAAACTTTTGATTTTATTTTTGAATTTTATGATATAAATAATAATTTCATACCAGTAATTGTAACGGCAGTTGGAGTATTTGATGGTGGTAATGATTTCCCAACAAGTGGTAAATTACTAACATTTGAATCAGATAGAAATGCTTTTAGATTTACTACGGGTTCTATTGCGAATCCATATAACCAAACAATTAAATTTTCACTTACAAGAAATAACCTTACGGGTTCTGTTACTTATGCATCATCTGCCTTTGATGTTGATGGTAATTACTTAGACCCAAGTGATTACAATCAGTATCCTGGTAAACTTACAAATGTTACAACGGCAGGTGGATTGGTAACCTTATCAAATTTTACAGGTTCAAGAACAGATGGTTTACAAACACCATATGTTGGTTCGATTGTATATACTGCATCTTTAGAAAATTTACAAGAATTTGAAACTGTATATAGATTAGAAGATGGTGATAATGCACCACAATTGATTGTAACATCAAACGCAAATCAATTTACTTATGAACCAACTGCATTAGAACCAAAGCCAAGTGGACAAACAATATTAGTAAGAGCACAAAGAAAAAATTTAGCATCTTTAGTTACACCTATTGAGGTAAATAGTGGTAGTAATAAACCAGAACTTACATATGTGGGTACAGAAGGAGGAATAGATACTTATTCAATATCAGCAACTCAGTTCTCATCATCTTTTTCAGATAACTCTTTTGATGAAGTTACCTACTCCTTTACAGGTTCAGATGTATTTGGAAATAATCAATCAGATGAGATTACTTTATCTAAGGTTGTTAACTTTGATGGAGTTTCAATTACACTTTCAAACGAATCAACTTCTTTTAGGTCTAATGGACAAGGAGTAATTTTAGATGATGTATCATCGGGTGATGGAGTAGTTGAAGTAAGAATAGCAAATAAAGAAATAGCCCATAGTAATGGATTATCATCCCCAAATAGATTTGATATAATTTCTGCAACTGCTACAAATGTAACAGAGGCATATTCATCTTATCTAACAAATGAATATGGTATATCTGCAATGTCTCAAGATAGTGGTTCTTTACTTCTTAACATAAAATATTTAGCAGGTGATAACTCAACCTCACAATCTTTTCAGAAAAAGGTCAATTACACAAAAAACAGAATAGCATCACCTTCACTTACTTTTGATACAACAAACAAAACTCAAAATGTAGATGCGAAATCAACAGGTGTACAGTTAACTTCTTTTGATGATTCAACAATTACTATAAGGGAATTTTATACAGGTTCAGTTACTACTTTTAGTTCAGGTAATGTTTCTTTATCAATAACATCTGGTTCTAATGATTCAAGTGGAAATCCTTTAGTTACTCGAAGTGGTTTAACTTTATCATTTGGTAATTTACCAAATGGTACCAACTCTACTCAAGTTGGATTAACGGCAACTGTAACAGATAGTGAGGGTGAATCAAGAACAACACAAGATACAATATCTCTTTCCAAAACTAATGCTTCTGCACCAAATGTAGAATTTCAAGTTACACCAGTTTCACAAACTATTCAAGCAGATGCGGCTGGTAGTGGTTCACAAACACCTGGTAATTTAACTGTTACTGCAAATGAAGGGGGTTCATCAAGAACTTTAAGTGCTTTATCAGCAACAGCAACAAGTGGAGTAACTATTACATCATCAACAGCATCAACAGGTATTATTGTTATTGGTTCAGATGCAACAGATATGACATCGGATACAGGTACAATTACTATTTCTGCATCAACAACAAATACAGAAGGAACAACGGTAACAAAATCATTACAAGCAACTGTTGCAAGAGTACGAGATTCTGCACCTGTTGTATCAGTAGCAGCAACTCCTATTGCACAAACACTTGCATCAGATTCTCAAGGAAATGGAACACAATCTCCAACAACTATTACTGTAACTGCACTTGAAGGTGATACAGATGTTTTTGATTCAATGACTGTATCATATAGTGGAGGAATAAGTGGTACTGTATCAACTAATACAATTACTTTTACAGATACTGCATCAGATATGACTTCTGATACTGAAACTGTTACAATAACAGTTACTTATACTGATACTGCAGGTACAACTGCAACACAAGATATAGTTTGTTCAATAACAAGAGTTAAAAATTCTGCACCTGTTATAGTTGCTGCTTTAGACCCACAAGTACAAACAGTAGATTCAAATTCAGATTTTTCAACTGTAACTGCTCCATCTGCAATTACACTTACTGTTAATGAGGGAGGAACTGGTAATTATGGATATGATTCATCTGGTGCTGTAGGTACAGAAAAGTTTAGAGTAACGGGTGTAACAGGTGGTACTTTTAATTCATCAACAGGTGTTATTACGCCAACTACACCGAGTAGTGCAACTGGTACAAGTGGTACTGTAACTTTTTCTTATACAAATTCTGAAGGAACTGCCTTTACTGGTAAAACAATAGATTTTAGTGTTGGTGTTGCCGTTCAAGGTGGTGATGGGGACCCAGGTGCTTCAGGTCCTGGTGTAGTATTTAGAGGACCTTGGAATAGTAGTACAACTTATTACGATACTGATGATTTTGAAACTCGTAGAGATGCTGTCTTATATGATGGTGTTTATTATGCTACAAAAACAAACTCTACTACAAACTTAAACAAACAACCTGATACTCAAACCTCGTTTTGGGAAGAATTAGGAACAGGTGATTTCTTTGTTGCTGCTAAAATTTCTATTTTTGAAGAATCTTATATACAGAATACTTTAAATATTGGTACTGATACAACAGGTAATGCACACATTACTTTAACAGGTATAAATGATTATCCATATTTCTCATTAGGTCAATCATCTCAAGGATATGGTAGTAATGGTATATTCATTGGTAATGATGGTTCAAATGGACAAAAATTATCTTTAGTAAATGGTACAACTGGTTATCTAAAATGGACTGGTACAGGTTTAGAAATTAAAGGTGATATAACTATAACTGGTGGTAGTGGTATAGATAACTTTAGTGATGCTGGGGCCTTTGCAACATTAGATACCGCAACATTATCTTTGATTAGTGATGCTGGTAATATGGCAGGAATTGACCAAATAACCACTGGTAATGCATCAACATACATAGGTTCAAATGCGATTGTATCTGGACTCATAGCTGCTAATACAATCGTTGCTGGTAATATTGCTGCAAACACAATTACCACGAGTGAATTATCAACCGATGCAATAAAATCAACAAACTATGATGGACCAGATGGAAGTGAAATATTTTCAGATGCAGGAAGTTTCTTTGATTTATCAAATGGAGATTTAATTACTCCTAATTTAAAAATAGATAGTACAGGTTTAACACTACAAGGTACAGTAAGTGGTTCTTCAGTAATAGGGGGTACAATAGGTGGTGCTCAAATAAATGTCCCAACTACATCTCCAAAATTTACTGTTGGTTCCACAGGAGCAATGACAGCAACCGATGCAGATATTACAGGTACAGTAACTGCAACTTCTGGTGAAATTGGTGGTTGGAAAGTGGGAACATCACAATTTTATTCACCAACAAGTGGTGCTAAACGAATGGAGATTAATGCAGGAAGTTCTCCAAATATTTCAATTAATGACTCAAATGGTGTAGCAAATGTTGTAATAAACTCAGGAACAACTTTAAGTAATTTGGATGCTGGTAGTGCAAGTCCAAATAATTCAATTACATCAATGACAAGTTATACAAAATATTATTCTGCAGGACAAAATAATGTTGGTACAATTACATCGGTATTTACAGAAGCATATCTTAGAGGACCATCCTCATCAAATATGTCTATAAATTCTTTAAGTGAAGGTTTATTTACTGTAACTTGTACATTTACGGTACCGGGTGGATTATCAAATGCAACTGCAAAAACAGTAATAGAAAACTCAGATATTGGAGGAGCAGATGAACCTGATGAATTTTATTCAAGAGTTTATCTTGGAATGTGTTTATCAACATCAGCGGCATCTCCAACATCTTTAAGTTCTTGGAACAACCAACCATTTAAATTAACAAAACTATTACAACATACTGATTTAAACCCTTCTACTGAAACATTTTATTTACCATATGACCATGATTTAAATGATTATACTGCAACGGTACAAGGTAGTTTTAACAATACTGCAAATAATCAAACCTATTATGTTCATACCGCTTTACTTGATTACAGAACAGAAATTGAACATGATTTTTATTTACTTGATGTTACTACAACTTTTAAAACACCACGAATCGCAAACTCTTCATTAACTTTATCTGCACCTGTGGATAGAACAGAAATATGTGGTGGAGGTTTACAAGTTGTAAGTTCTACTGATAACTATGTAAAGATGGAACGGAACACCAGTGGTTTATCGGCAAACTCTGTAATGTTAGATGTTGGTGGTAGTATCGAGGCAACTGGTAATGTTACTGCTAATGCATCGGATATAAGATTAAAAAATATATTAGGTTTAATAGAAAATCCATTAGATAAATTAAAAGAATTAAAAGGAGTACGGTTTACTTGGAATCAAATCGCAAATGAATTAGCTGCTCATAAAATGGATGAAGAACATATTGGATTAATTGCACAAGATGTTCAAAAAGTATTACCACAAGTTGTAAAAAAATCACCAATAGGTAAAAATGATGATAATCACAACTATCTTACAATATGGTATGAAAAATTAGTACCATTATTAGTAGAATCAATAAAAGAATTATCAAAGAAAGTAGAAAGATTAGAAGAACAAAACAAAAGGTTAGAAGATGGCAATTAGAAGTACCGAAGGTAGGTTAGGAATAAGAGAAATTCTTTCGGATACAAATGCTCCGATTTTTGAACCTGCAGACCTTATTGGTTTAGGTATAGTTGTAGGTGCAACATCAGGCCTTGGAGATGGAAATTCAGTAATATTATCTGGTAGAAATTCAAATCCAACTTGTGAATTTCTTGGTCAAGATTTTAACCTTACTGCAACTGCTGGTAGTTTTAATCTATCTTCTGTAACCTTTGCAAATACAGGTGGTAATCAAAATGTTAATATCAGTACATCAGGTGTGTGGAGATTATCAAACATACCAAGTTTTGTATCTGTTGACCAAGTATATGGGAATGGAAGTGCAACAGTAAATATTTCTGCTGCAGATAACTCGGCCTTAGGTAGTGCTAATAATAGTTCAGTCAGTATTCAATTATTAGGTAGTAGTAATTCTGTTCTTGATACACTACCAGTTAGTCAACCAGGTAATCCTATTACTTTTCAATTTAGTGTAACAAGTGTTAGTGCTAATTATGCTGCAGGTAATACGGATGTAACCTTTTCTGCAACACCAGGATTTACAATGACATTTAATTCATCCAATACTAATATAATGACACCAAGTGTGGTTAGTTCAAACACAAGTTCGGACCCAAATACATATACAGTAAGATTAAGTAGAAACTTAAGATATAATACTTCATCCGCTGGTGCTAACCTTTCAGCAACAGGTAGTTTCACACAAGGACAAACTGTAATCACATCAATATTATTTACACAAGAAGCTTATGATACCATACGATGGGGAAATTTATCTGAAATAAGTAGTATTGAGTTTAATTCTGTTGGAGGTACCCAAACTATTCAATTTGGTGGTGCAACATCTATTCCTTATAATTCAACACAAACACCACCTGGTGGTCATCCTTGGACAATTACGGCAAGTGGTGGACCTTATAGTTGGATATCAAGTGTAAGTGCAAGTAGTGGTAATTATCATCCCGGTGGAGATAGTAAAGTAGGAGGAGGTGCAAGTGATATAGGAATTGATGATACAACATTTACTTTTACAACAAATAATACATCAGCAACTCGTACTGCAAGTTATGTTTTAGAAGATACAACAAGTGGTATTACAAAAACTCTTAGTATTAGTCAACCCGTACAAGAATTATCAACATTTGATATAGATAGTGGAGAAACCGACCCACACATTTTAACACTCCCCACTAAAAGTTTTCCAGTTGGTACATATACTCTACAAGTAACAGCAAATTCAGGATTTGATGATGATTGGGAAATACAAGGTACAGTTGCTGGTAGTAATTCATATACATCTACTGCATTTTATGATACTTCAAAATATGAACACAAAAAATCAACTGATAGTTCGTGGAGTCCTATTACAACAGCATTAACAGGTACAGGTAATGCAACAATACAAGTGCAAAACTCAGATACTTTAAATGGTAGAGCGTGGTCAAGTTATCAATATAATATGGTATATCCATATTACAGATTTCGTTCAAGTTCCTATCCAAGTAATTATAGTGAAACTGTAACAATAAAACAAACAAAGGCACTGCTAGATTTTCAAATAAAATGGGAAAGTACTAATAATCCTTCTTCTCAAACCTATGCTCTTAATGCAGGACAAGATGAAGTACTTCAAGTTTGGGCAAAAGATAATGGTGTTGGTGTTAAATGTGGTGCATCTGCTTTATCAAATGCTACATCAGAAGTAAAACTTTTAACTGCATCATCAACATCATATGTTGATTTACGAAATAATACAACAGTATTTGGTGGAAGTCCGAGTGATTGGACAAACACAACATTAGGACAACCAGCAAGTGGTTATGATTATTTATTAGAACTTCAAATAAAAAATACTGTTAGTGCACCTGGTACAGCACCATCATCTACTCAATATACTTCAATTACTGTTCGTCAAAATTATAATAATATGAATTCTGATTCTGTAACTTATTATCAATATATGGGTGGTAGTAGTGGTGGAGGTGGTGGTAATAATCCTGCGATATTATGTTTACTTTACGAAATGAAAGTTTTAACTTCTGATAATAAATTTATTAATGTAAACGATGTAATTGTTGGAGATTTATTAGAAACTAATTTAGGATTATCAAAAGTTACAAAAGTTATTACAGAACATAAACGAGAAGGATATTATATAATAGAAGAAGGTCTTAAAATTACAAATGACCACCCTATAAAAGTAAATAATGAATGGGTAAGGGCAGATGAATATATTGGAGATAAAAAATATATAAAAGAAGAAGTAGATACGGTATATATAGAAACAGAAAATGGTGAGTTCAACACTTATTCTTCGGATGAAACAAAACATTGGATAGTAAGTGGTGATTATGCAAAAAAAATATTTTAATTATGTATAAAGTTAAAAATTGGAAAAATTTAGATATTATTAGTTTATCACTTTGTTCAGAACTTCAATGGTGGGTGGATTCGAGTGGATATTCATCATCGTATAATAAATTTGAAATAAGTGGTAGTGATGGCAAACCTAATATTAATTGGATTACTAATTTAAATGAAGAACAACGAAATGATACATTGGTTGAAAGTTTAGTAAAAAATATTATTCACAATAGTTATACATATAGTTCTTCTTTTGATACTGATGGATTAACTTTCACCACATCATCTTTTTCATCACAAAGTTTATATTATTTAGATAATGATTTAATTGATGAAACAACAAAGTGTATTGGATATGCATCGACAGGTTCTTTAAATGGATTTAATTCAAAAGATTTAGTAACTTCTAAATCATTGTTAAATAATTTAAAAAAGAATACAAACTTTATTCAAGAAATAGATGTTGAAATAAATAATAATGAATTAAATTGTGATGTGTATATAAACTCATCAAGTTTCGATACAACATTAGTGGAATCTTTTTGTTCTCAATCATTATTAGATACAGGTTTGGTAGGTTATGTAGATGTTACCAATAAAAAAACTTTTTCATCAAAATTTAATCATCATATAAAAATGTATGGAAAATCTTTATCTGATGATAGGGTTCAAGTGTATGGTACATCAAATACATTTGTTTCAAATTATGGAAACCAATTAGCAAGAAAGTTAGCAATAAATGAAGTAAAAGAACTTGGAATTGGTGAATGTTATGTAGAAATACAATTTATAGAAGGTGATAGGGTTCCATCTTATATAAAAATAAAAACAAACGATAATCAGTATTTTAGAGATACATCTTTGTTTACAAAAAACTATATTTTAAATACATATGGATTATCAAATAATTCAGTACAAATATTAAACGAAAGTTATTTTAGTTAAATGTTATGATAATAAAAGGAGTTCCAGCAAAAAATATTAAAAAAAGGTTATTTACTTATCTTACCGATATGGGAGATACTTTTGATGTAGATGAAATAATTTCTATTGTAAATAGAGAATTACCAAAAGATAAACATTTAACTTATTTCAATCAAGCTAAACCACAAAGTACAAAAGTTATGATTTGTACTGGTGCAGGAAATACCATACAAGGTGGTGCAGATATATGGGTAAATAATTTCTTAAAAGAAGTATGGCCTAATTTAGAAAAAAGGACAAATTGGAAATTACTAATAGATTCAAAAAGACCAACAAACTTTAAACCATCTTCTTTACCAAAAGGATTGGATTATCATTTTCATGGAGATGACCCAAATAAAACAAAAGAATGGTTAGAAAAATGTAGTGGTATCTATTCACTTCATTCTCATTATTATAAAAGAGAACATATATGGAAATATGAAGATAAATTTGAAATGATTTTTATTCATGCATATCCAAAAGAAATGAAACAAGTTGTAGATGCAATACCTGAATTAAAAAGATTACAATTTAATACTTTAGTTGATGAAGAATTTTGTAATGATTATATCGCAACATTTAAAGAAAGAGTTTGGATTGGAAACAATACATCAGATGTTATTAAAGATTTTCCAAATTATACTTATAAAGTTCCAAACTATTATACATTCAAACATAATTTTGAACTACAAAATGATTTGATAGATAATGGGAAATTAGGATTTGCTTCAAGATGTGAATCAAGAAAATGTATTCATTGGATGCATGGATATGAAGGATATATTTTAACAGGTAAATATGATTTTGTAAATCTAAAAGAAAGTACAGGATATACTTTTCCAAATGTAAAATACTTTCAATGGAATCCATCGATACATCATACTTTTATGATAAAAGATTTTGGTATTTTTCATGGAGCATATTTTAAAGAACCATTTGGATATTCAATATTTCAAGCCGTTGATTATGGTAAACTCCCTATCATACACACAGATTGGGCAATAGAATTAGATTACAAATATAGAGCGAGTTCAAAAAATGAATTTGATAAATGTATTAAGAAAATTTTATTTGATTCTCATGAAGTTAGATTACAAGAATTTAATAAAATAAAATCATACATGAAAAAATATGATTATGAAAAAAAATGGTCTAAAATTATTCAAGATTTATTAGAAAGAACAAAATGACATTATTTAATTTAGATTTTATTAAAGATTTTTTTACTCACAATCAATCAAACCAAAAAGATTCTAATGGTAATGATTTTGTAGAATTAAAAAAAGTTCCTTATAGATGGACACATGGAGCAACTGATTTAACTCTTGGAGATGGATTATTAGTTTATTCGATTATTAACTACATGAGAGCAAAAACTTGTGTATGTTTAGGAAGTGGTGGAGGATTTATTCCAAGAATAATGACACAAGCAAGAGTAGATTTATACGATTCAGAAATCTTTGAAGGAAATAGAGATTATAATTGGGGAGATATTGGTGTTACTTATCTTGTAGATGCTAATAATGGAATAGGTGGTAATACTGATTGGGTTGATGAAAAAAGTTTTCTTAGAGAAAACTTTCACCCACGAGTTATTTTAGATACTACTGAAAATGCATACTATAAATTTTTTGTAAAAGAAGATATTAAGATTGATTATCTTCATATTGATGCAGGACATTCGTATGAAGATGTAAAAAAAGATTTTGAATTATATACAAAATTACTTTCACCAAATGGTATCGTTTCAATACACGATACAGATGAATCATTTGAAAAAGAATATATTGTTACAGATGATATTAAAACAAATGACCATCAAGAAATTACAAATGGGCCTTCTAAGTTGGTAAACGAGTTAAAAGAAAATAAAGAATGGGAAATTTTCAACTTTTTTAATAATGGTATATTTAAAACTAAACCAGCATCAACAGGTCTAACAATTCTTCAGAGATGCAAAAACTAAACTTGGTTACGGTTGTTGGTCACAACACAACGCTCCTTCCACATATGATTAAACACTACGAAGATATCGTAGATGAAATTCATGTAGTTGTTTATAGACAACATGAATTGGATGGTATATTGGAAGAAGTGGTAAACTTAGGTATTAAACCATATAAAGTTGTAACCGAACCAAAATTTAATTGGGAGAGAGTAACCGAACTTTATAACGAAGTTAAACGAACTAAACCAGATG